TGCTGGTCAACAATGGCTAGTTGATTCTGGACTTTATAGACAGATATTTAAAAATGGCGCAACTATGATGGCAGACTTTTTAAGAGTTATGTTAGCTAATTTTGAAGAAGTACATTTTGTTGGAGTTATAGGTAATCATGGTAGATTAGGTAGATTTGGACAACATCATCACGAAGATAATGGCGACAGATTTCTTTATGAAACAGTAAGACTTATTCTTGCAGATGAAAAACGTATTACATGGGATATACCAGAAGGTAGCGATGGAGATAGAGCATGGTTCGCAGTAGATAGAATTGGCAACTATAGTTCTCTACTTATTCATGGCGACCAGATTAGAGGTTCATTAGGAATACCATTTTATGGAGTTCGTAAAAAGGTATTAGGATGGAAAGCAGCGGCTATGGATGGTCAGATGCCAGACTTTAAAGATGTAGCTTTTGGTCATTGGCATCAGATATATCAACAAGAATATAATGGGATAACAGTACGTTGTAGCGGCAGTACAGAAAGTTCAAACCATTATGCGTTAGAAAATCTAGCGGCACAAGGAAAACCGACCCAGCGATTAATGTTTGTGCATCCAGAAAAAGGATGGACAACAGTAGAATATCCAGCGGTCAGATTAGGACTAAAGGAGAAGTAATGGCTTACTGGAAAAACGCAGGCATAAGAGCTATCAGAACTTTTGTACAAGGGTTCTTAGGTGGACTTGCTGGTAACTTAATGATAGGTAACGAGCAAGAAATTATGTATGCAGCTTTTATTGGTGGTATGTCAGCTTTAATTAGTTTTGCACAAAACGTAATTGAAGATGCGCCAATTAGCTTAGGCAACAATATACCAAAAGGATAGATGTCGTTGTATGCACGTAGGCGTGGAGTAAAAGGTCGAAAACCTAAAAAAAATTACGAAGAGCGGTTTTGCGCTTACGAAGCATGCACAACTAAATTATCAATTTACAACAAAAAAAAGTTTTGTTATACTCATACCAAACCAGTAAAACGCTGGTCTAAGTAATAAGAAAAAGAAAGGTAAAGCTTTCAGTCTTTTTACTTTTGTGTTTAAGACATCACAGAAAGGTGTATGGATTAGACACTTGTACGTAAATCGTATTGTAGAGGTACAATACACACACTAAAAAGAAAGACCACCTTAAAGGTGGTCTTATCTTTTGTTGAGCTATTGCTAGTCCAACGTGTTATGCACCTAAGGATGGTATGAGTCGATAGATGTCATAACTAGAATATGATTATTTAGTATAACTCATTTCTTTTCGCATAAGAACTTTATTTAGTTCAATTACATCAGCAGCTGCTAACTTATTTAAAGATGCTTTTGCAGATTTTAAATCCTTAACTGGACTTAAATCTGATTCTGATAACGCATCATTTAATAATCGCAACAAGTCAGTTCCACTAACGTGCTTCTGAATCTTCTGCAAGGTTTTAACTGCATTATTATCTGCACCTTCCTTGTTGGTACTTAACATGTCATTAGTACGTATATCTACAGGGTTAGTTAAGTCAGCTTCTTCAGAAGCATTGTTAGTTTTTGCTGCATTATTGCTACTAGCTGCTTTAGCTAATTCTTGTTCTGGTACATCTTCCATTTCTTCATAGGTAACTTCTGAACCTAAAAGAACTCTTAGACAACGACCACGAGATTTTTGTTCGCATTTCTCAAACCAACTATTATGGTCAGATTTGTGTTGTCTTGCATGTCCAGTACATTTAGCATCTTGTGTGTTTGCGTTTTCATAAAAACTTGTTTTAAACACAACGTGTTCATCGCTAATATCTAATATTTCAGATACTAAACGACCTTCTGGATATTTTTCGTTCATTTGTTTTATAAGGTCATCAACCTTAACGTAGTTATCTAAGAAATTACTCTTCTTCTGATACTGATTGTTGTAACTCATCTTTACCATCCTTATTTTTAATTAATTCATCCATCATTAAAACAAGAGTGCTAGCTATTGTTAATAATAAAACAACGCTACTATCAACTTGCTTCTTAGGATTTTTCATAATGCTACCAGCGATAGCATTTAGATTCTTTTTTATATCTTCTAATGTCATGTATTAGATTATAAACAATGTAGCATTATATGCAACACTTGTTATAATAAATTTAATTCAAAGAAAGGCGGTGGTAAATTATGGATTTTCTTACTTGCAACGATATTGCAAATATGTTCGATGTGAAATTAAGAACAGTTTACGTTTGGATTCAACGAACTAAAAATGGAAATGGATTCTTACCAAAACCAGATTATGTTTTAGGTAACAAACCATTATGGAAAAAAGAAACTATAATCAACACAGAAAAATATAAAAGTATAAAAAACTAAGGATGGTAAATTATGATGTTATTTCATGGACAAGTAGTGCCGACATCTTCGGCTTACAAAAAGGTTAGTCAACAAGACCAAGTTGAGTGGGCTTTAGAAAACTTTAAAGAAGTTACTGGAGATGAGTTTACTTATGATTTAAGAATCAAAAGATATGGCGCTATCATATTTAATTTAAGAGATGCTGGATGGGATATAGAAACTATAGAACCTAAGAATCATCCAAACAAAAAATGGTCTTTTAGATTAATCAGTAAACCAGTAGAAGAAGGCGGACAAAGAGCGTTGGCGTTATGAAAGAGAGAATAGAAGCTTCAGAGTATTTTGCAATACTTCCAGAATCTATTTTGTTTGCACCAATTAGTTCTAACGCTATAAGACTATATTGCATACTTAGAAGAAGAGCAGATGAGAAAACTAACGCATGTTATCCATCACAAAACTATTTAGCTAAGAATATGTATTGCAGCGTAAGGACAGTACAACGAGCATTAGAAGAGCTGGTAAATATTGGCGCAGTAACAGTAGAACATAGATACCTAGAAGATACAGATGCTTATACATCAAATATGTATTACCTACACGCCACTATTGCGCAAGGTAGCGCATATATGCGTAAGGGTATGGCGGATATGTCGCAAGGGTATGGCGCTGATGTCGTACAAAACATAGCCAATAAACAAAGCAAAGAAACAAATACGAAAAAGAAATCTCGTAAAAGAGATTTGCTTTTTGAAGAAATGTGTAATGGATTAGGTATTGACTGGAAGAACGCACCTAAAGGAGAAACTGGAAGAGTTAATGCAGCTTTAAAAGATTTAAGACCACTTAACATAACTCCAGAAGAACTTAGAGATGTAATAGAACACTATAAGAAAAACTGGAAGGTCGCAATATCTGCAACTGCAATATCTAACAACTGGTCAAAGCTTAAAAATGAAATGAAGGAAGCTGCACCAGTCAAAAAACATAATTGTGAAACTGATGGTCATGTCTGGATAGATACAAATTATAGCGGACAATATAAATTATTTATATGTCAGTTTTGCAGGAAGGAGAAAAAAGAATAATGGCAAAAAGATTTAGAGTATATCTTAATGGACACATTGATGTTTACGCATCATCAAAAGAAGATGCAGAAGAAGCTGCACAAGAAAATCTTGATAAGCTTCATCAAAAATACAATATGGAAATAATGACAACTAAAATTCATTATGACTTTAAACCAGAAGGTACAATTTGAAACCAGACCAATATCCATTTAACGCAGACCCACCACCAAAGGATAAAGCTACAAGAAGAAAAATGCTAAGAGATGCAGTCGTATATGTATCTAAAGGTAAATGTGAGTGGGCAAATTGCACAAGTCGTGGTTCAGATATGGCACACATAACTGCAAGCGGCATGGGTGGCGCAAGGTCAAGAGATAATCTTGCTAACGTTGCGTTCCTATGTCGCCATCATCACGATGTCTTAGATTTTCGTATGACAGTTAGTCAAAGACAATATGCTATAACAGAAATAGTTAGAGCTTACGTTATGGGTAACAGAAAAAAAATATAAAAAAAGCTACACATAGTATCACAAACTGATACAATAATAATGTATGAAAAAAGATAGAAAGTTTGTTTTAAACGTTGCTGAAGAAGAAATCAACGTTGAAGATTATCGATTTAATCAAAGTCTTACTGATGAAGCGCAAGCTGATGCTATTGCTGACATAGAAGAGTATGGATTCGTTCAGTACGAAAATCACAAAAAGTTTCAATGTGAATTATGTAACAAAAGAATTACATGGGCTTTTGTATTTGAGCATGTCAAGTTTAAAGGCGAAGGTCTTTTAGCTGGTATGGAGTGTGCAACAATACTTGACCATGATACAAACTTTTCTGCGTTGCAGACACAACGACAAAAACATATTAAGTATTTAAAAGCTAAGTTCAACAGAAAAGCTAAAGAGTTAGATTTCAAGAAAGAATATCCAATACTTTATCAAGCAGCTGATTACTTTAAAGATTATGATGGCGTGATTTACGACATATTTAACAAGATACATTATGGTCTATCAGAAAAACAAATTGCTTATATGACCAAACTTGTTTTAGAAGTATGGGAACAACGAGTTGCGTTTTACAAAGCAGAGTTTGCACCACCTAAACCACCAGCACCTAAGTTAGAAGCTGGCGTTCACGAATTAGAAGTTACAATCAGTAACTACTATTTTCAAGAAAAAGGTTATTACTATGTAGAAAAAGCGGTGTTTGAAACTGAAGCTGGTCAGACAATCTTTACAGGTAAGACAAAACAGTTGATTCAATACTTACAAGTTGATTTAGATTTACTAGAAGAAGATTATGGTATTGATGCTTTCTGGAAGTTAGACAAAAAAGAACGTAAGTCTTACTTAACACACGAGAAGGTTCACTTCGACAAATACACAAAAGGTATTCTTAAAGTAGAGTTAGGCGATGAGTTCGCAGAAGATAAGTATGGCGGTAAGATTGTTGAGTTTACTCCAACATACATAAAAGAAAAAAAGGATTACTTTAACGCAGCATGAGATGTCAAAGATGTAAAGATGAGTTTGGATTTAAAGATAGTCATTATATGATTGAAATTTATAATCAAAACAACTTTCCAGTTACTTTATGTAACAAGCATAAAAACTTTAAACCTAATAAATTAATTGTATGGTTAGACCATAGGTGGCATGTACATTTTAAATTCCCAAGAACAGAGATGAGAATACATAATATTTCTTACAGAGAAGCTAAGAATAGATATTACGCTTTAAAATACTGGCAATCACAAACAATCTTTAAAAATTAACTATTTTATAAAACATTGTGATACAATAAAGGTACTATGGCAACACAAAACGTGTATGTAGTTAGAGCAGTAGAGCTTACTGGTCGCGTTTGGAACTATGAATTTAGTTCTGAATCAGAAGCTTTATGTAAAGTCAGAGAGTTAAAAGATTCTGGCGGCTTCATTATCCAACAAACTACTTATCAAAAAGAACTCGTATAATTAAATAATTTTCTTCTAATTGTGTTGCACAATGTGATACAGTCGATATAATTATATTGTAATGATAAATAAGGATGGTAAAAAAATGGCGAAGTTGTTTGTTGTTAAACCAGTTTTAGGTAACAAGAAAAAAGCGTTTCTTGAAGCTAATGGTTTTACTAAGCAAGCTGGTCAATGGGTCAAGCAAGGTTCTGAACAAGAGCTTAAAGAATTTTGGGATGAAGTGGATGTTTACAAAAATCCGCAAGCAAGATTCAAAGAAAAACATCAATGGGTGGGTGGTATGAGCAAAACCAAAACTCATGCTTATTATGTTCACAATGATATGGAATTAGATTTCTACTTAGAAGTAGAGAAGCAAGAGCAAGTTGCGTTGGCAGCTTAAAGGAAGGATGGTATGCAAGTAACAATAGCTATATTAAAAAAACAAATCAAAGAACTATTAGACAAAGGCGATTATGTCGGCGCTAAGAATCAATTAGATAAGTTAGTCGGACTAACAGAAGGATGGAAATAATGGATGAAAAATATCGAGTAGTGTATTGGGTCGAAGGAACTATTAAAGTTACCGCACCAACTCATTATTCAGATGCTTACGATACTGCTAAATCATGGCAAGGAGAACTTTACAAAGAAGTTGCTTCATTTAAGGAAGGAGTCTAAATGGCTAAAAATGAACTACTAGATACAGTAGATAAAATCAACAAAATGTTTGGGGAAACATCATATACAAATGGTGCGTTCAAACTAGATATAGCTTATGGTGGATATAGATTAGTAAGAATAGTAAACGAAGGTGGCGCAGAAACTGATTTATCTCCAAGACTAAAAGCAAGTGAAATGAGAGAGTATCTTAATGGATTCATTAGAGGTTCTGATTTAATGTTTTATCAAAAAGATGCAATAGTAAAAAAGGAGTTAGCATAATGGCAACTGCATTAATATTAGCAAAGCTAAAGTTCAAAACCGCAGCTGAACTTAATCAAATTAAAAACGCAATAGATACTTTATTTGCGTATGACTTGCACGAAGATGTGCTATCTATAACTAAAAAGTTTGTAGATAAAGAGTTAGATTATCGACTAACAAAACAAATAAAAGAAAATTGGACAGATAAAGAATTATAGTAATTTTGACTATAAATATCACATTGTGATACAATTATATTGTAAGAAAGGATGGTAAAAAGATGGATGAAAAGTTAAAAAAACTTTTTAAGAAATCTCCAGCGTTTAAGAAATTCGCTGACTTCCTTGTTACCAAAGGATATACTTACGAGCTAGTAGGTACATTAGAAAA